TAAGTGCTTTCATGTTTAACTCCCGTTTTCTCAGTGTCAATATATGTATTGTACACCCAAAAACACCAAAAGTCAAGCATTAAATACGAAAAATCTCATTTTCCTAACTGTTTGATTTTGTTAGGTTTTTTAAGAAATCAAGAGAGAATACCCCGGTGAAATGTGGAGCATTCTCTCTTGAGTAGTCTTACTTTTTAGACTTAGCAGCAGAGTCGGTGGTGGGGTTATTTACGAAATCATACATTTGTTTCGCTGTATCCAGTACCATTACTAGTCCAGGATATTCAGGCATCTTTACATTGGTAATAACGACACCCTTTTCATCACGAGTGCTGGTAACTTCCCATCCCAGATACTTTGAATGATATTCTTGAACCAGGAAGTCTTTGGCCATTCCAAGAATTTCTGTGCGGAGTTCGTAACCGTTTTTGCTAACGGTAAGAGTTGGTGCTTTTGGCTTTTCCATGTTCATTCTCCTTAAATTACAGAATAAAACATAGAAAGTGTCATGGCATACATGACACTGAGGGCACTAAGATAAAAAGCACGAGTAATTAGTAGTTCATAGTTCATTTTATTTCTCCTGTGTGTGTGTGTGTTTTGTGTGTGGATTATCCACGAAGTATTTATCATTGTGCACCGCGCACAATAGAATATCAATCTGTGTAATGTCTTAGGTAAAGATAATGTTGGAGTCCACAGGCCGTTCTGGATTGACATTGTTGATTTTAAATCCCTTTGAGAAAAAGGATGTACACCAACCGTCTTGTCTTCCAGCTCCTGGCCCCCAAAAATCAATTCTACCAAAGCCACTATCGATCAAGTATCTCTGTAGGTGATTATAGTGCCATCTATCAGAATTGTCAAGAATGATGATACCCGAATCCTTGATATACTTGGAAGCAATATATCCAGTCAACGCTCTGGCCATACCATCGACAACAATGATATCATAATAGTTTTTAGGTTTGACGGCAATATCAGAAGCATAACCTGCAAACTCTTTATTAAGAAGTCCGTGTGCGATATCGTGATCACGGTCTCCACTGAATGGCAAGTCCCAGGCCAATTCGTTGAAGAATTCATCGATGAGTTCCTGTGCCCAAGGAATAACTTTATCGTTCTCCTTGACCACACTTATATTTAACTTGGCATCATCGATTGTTTTAAGTTTCTCTGCCCATTCTGGGCTATGTTCCACTGATGCATATTCAGCGACGGTGTTCTTTAAAAACAAAGTACCATAACCAGATCCATACTCAAATACCTTTGTGTCTACGGTTATGATGCCTCGTAGAAAATCAACTGCTGGATAAGTGAACCAAGGCAAGTATCCGCTGTCGTCCAGCGGAATACCATTGAACCATCCTTTGTTCTGTAGATAAAGATATCCAAATGTAGAAAGTTGAAATCTTGCTGTGTCTGGCACACAAAGTCTCTTTGGCATACCGCCTGTTTCTTCTACTATTTGAATAGGCTTATGCATTGATGGTTTCAATATATTCTCCCACAGTGCCGTATAATGTTATCATCATTGCAATTTTATGATCGTACACTTTGATATAAGGAATCTTCTTGGTTCTTTCCACAATATAACCCAAATAGAAAGGACATTGTATTTTCTTGTTTATATTTTTCATTGTGCTTGATGTCCATCCCAGTGGTATTGATGGAAATGGAAATGTGTAGAATGCTATCTGTGCATATTCAAATGCTGCTTCACCTTCGGTGGTCAATCTTAGGCCTGCACCTTGTCGTCCAGTGGCAAACCATCTGAACACAAGTTTATCGATTGCTGTGTCTTTCCAAGGAGTAGCTGGATCATCGCCTACTTCAGCCAGAATTACTTTGACTATTTCAGATTTACTTCGAGGATAGGTCATCCGGATATACTACTCGGCCTTCTGTTAAAAACACGACAGAAAATTCAGTTGTTTTAAACTGGTTATTGAGTTTGCGACAAAGATTTCGTGCATGACCTGGGTTTGAGAAACTTGTTTTTTTATACTTGGGAGCAACATCGTTTGCCAGGTAGTGAGAAGATTTTAAATTTATAGGTTGACCATCATAATAAACAGCCCAGATTCCAGCCGCCTCCACGATTTGGTCACACTTATAAGTCTTTTTATCCACATGTTCCAAAATCACGACCGGCTGAGTTCTTGCCATTTTTAAATGCGCCCCCTGTAATCTCTACTTTTATCACATCCGTGTCGTCTTTCTGTTTATTAGACGACAACTGATGCAAATCCAACAATAACTTAGCGAGTTCATCACGCAGGCCGCGGGCTTCTGACATAGGAAGTACTACATCTTTGTTCTGCTTGGATTCCATTAATGAAATCTTGTCGATGAACCTTTTAATGTTAATCATTTTGCAGAGTATTTATCACATTCATGGCTTCTTCTTCGGTCTTGAACGGGCCTTTATAGGGGTAACGCTGAATAAAAATGTACTTGGGGCAGAAAATAGTCTGACTTACGCCATTTTGGTTCATCGCAAACCATCCTGCTGCATGTTGGCACTTGCTCTTTTTAGTCTCAGTGAAGATATGCAATCCACGCTGAATGTCGAATACAGAATTATGAGTCTTTTGAGTGGTGGGATACTCGGGATAAGGAAGACTTGCTTTAGATTTAGTTGGTGGCTTGATAGATTCAAACCTGATATGAGTACTCTTTTTCAATTCATCTGCGTTGTTGAATTGAAGAAAGTTTCCGTTGATCTTGACTCCGAAACCCGAGTTGTTGGCTTCGATGTTGCCGACTTTCTTTTCGCCATCAGTGACGATCCAGAATTGATCCTTGACGATGGGCTTTGCTACCAGTTCATTCATGTGTATGTTCCACTTTTAAAATATTAAAAATCATTTCTTTGGCTTCATCTTCAGTTAGTTCAACACAACTGTCATGGTTAAATTCTCTATCTCGATTCTTTATCCATTCAAACTTGTCATCAGAATTTAGTTTCACCACTCGATTGGCACCGTATAGAATTGACATTCTTGGATGATAGGAAAATGAAAGCCAAATCATTTCACCTTTCATTTTGGTTTCTACCCAGTGCCGTTCACGAGGCCTTAGAAACCCACTCATTAGGCCAGAATCCCTTTGTACGAGGATCCCAGCCACTTTGCGTAAGTTTCTGCCTGATCAGTGATCTTCTTCAATTCATACTTGGCTCCAAACTTCATCAGATGAACGCCAACCATTGGAGTAAGAGTGGTGCGAACATTCTCACGAATAGTATTGTCTACTGTTTCTTTAACATGCGCAGGCTGCGCGGCCAGATCAATCAGAACACGGTTTCGCTCGTAGTCATCTTTGACACGGTGTTCATTGCCATCGTGATCAGACCAGCGTTGAAGCATCATGTTGTTCCAATTAAATCCTTGCTTGGCACGATCATCAAATGCCTCGCGAATGCCAACTGTTTTCTTGGAACCATTTTCACGAATTCCAGGATAAGCCGAAAAGACATTATCAGTGGCATCGCCACGAATGATTTTCTTGAACAAGATGTATTCTGGATCTTCGCAGATTTTTAGTTCACCCGTTTTCTTGTCCTTGACAGGACGATCACGGTCATCAAAGTAGCCGTCTTTGGTGATCAACTGATTAGTGATACCGTTGTATTGCTTGACATTATCACTGATCAATTGCAGAAAATCCGAGTCAGACGAAATAATATAATGCTGATCCTCGGGATGTAAATGAGTGAACCTCGCAATAAGATCATCTGCTTCTGCATTAGGAACTCGCAGAACTGATACATTGGTCTTTTCACGCAGGTATGTGGTAAAAGTGTCATATGTTTCCCAAAACATCGTATTTTCTTCTTGCTCTGATTCAGAGAGAGCCTGATTAGCAACAGCACGATTGGCTTTGTATTGCGGATAGAAATCTTTACGCCAAGAACGCCCTTCAAGACAGAACACAACATGGTCAATATTGTACTTGCGCACAACCTGATTCACAGACGCCAGGGTAAGGTGGAGTGCCATTCCCACCTTTTCCCAAGTGTTGCTGTT